CCCCGTCACCCTGCCATAGCGGTTAAAAGTGCTCTCCGGCAGATAAGACTTGATGTGCTCAAGGTTAATCAGCGCGGTATAGACCGTCGGGTTATAGCTGGCAGCCATCTGTACCAGCCATTCACGCTGGATCTCGCGCCCGTCAGTGGTGGCACCTTCCACCCCGATGCGGAAACGCTTTGCTTTCACTGTCATGAGCCGTGCTCCGTTAGAAATAACTTACTGGAGCCTTATGTTTGCGGTGATAGGGGGAGTGAGACAACGCGCTGTATTTGTACGGTAAACCACACAAACCGCAGCCGGGGAAAGCCGCCATCCAAGGCCGTATGTTTGGGCCATGAACACGACACTGCCCCCCGCAGACCTCGATCCCCGTAGGCAGGCCATGCTGCTGTACTTTCAGGGATACCGCGTAGCCCGCATTGCTGAAATGCTGGGCGAAAAAGTTGCAACCGTTCACAGCTGGAAAAAACGCGACAAGTGGGGCGACTATGGGCCGCTGGATCAGATGCAGCTCACCACCGCCGCACGCTACTGCCAGCTCATTATGAAGGAGCATAAAGAAGGGAAAGATTTCAAAGAAATTGACCTGCTGGCGCGCCAGTCGGAGCGCCACGCGCGGATCGGCAAGTTTAACAATGGTGGCAACGAAGCCGACTTAAACCCTAACGTCGCCAACCGCAACAAAGGCCCACGCCGTCAGCCGGAAAAGAATGTTTTCACTGATGAACAGATCGAAAAGCTGGAAGAAGTCTTCCACGCCTCTATGTTCGACTATCAGCGTCACTGGTTTGAAGCCGGGAAAACAAACCGCATCCGCAACCTGCTCAAGTCGCGCCAGATTGGCGCCACGTTTTATTTTGCCCGTGAAGCATTGATTGACGCCCTGCTGACCGGACGCAACCAGATTTTCCTTTCTGCCAGTAAGGCACAGGCGCACGTCTTTAAGCAGTACATCATCGACTTTGCAAAAGAGGTGGATGTTGAGCTGAAAGGCGATCCCATGGTGTTACCCAATGGGGCCGCTTTGTACTTTCTCGGCACCAACGCCCGCACGGCGCAGAGCTATCACGGTAATCTGTACCTGGATGAATATTTCTGGATACCAAAATTCCAGGAACTGCGCAAAGTGGCTTCCGGTATGGCCATTCACAAAAAATGGCGACAAACCTATTTTTCCACGCCCTCCAGCCTGACCCACAGTGCTTATCCGTTCTGGTCCGGTGCGCTGTTTAACCGGGGCCGTGCCAAAGCGGACAAGGTGGATATTAACCTGACCCACAGCAACCTTGCGCGCGGCCTGCTCTGCCCTGACGGGCAGTACCGCCAGATCGTCACCGTGGAGGATGCGGTGCGCGGCGGCTGTAACCTGTTCGACCTCGACCAGCTGCGCATGGAGTACAGCCCGGACGAATACCAGAACCTGCTGATGTGTGAGTTCGTGGACGATCTCGCGTCCGTGTTCCCGCTCAGCGAGCTGCAGGCGTGCATGGTGGACAGCTGGGAAGTCTGGACCGATTTTCAGGCGCTGGCGCTGCGCCCGTTTGGCTGGCGCGAAGTGTGGATCGGTTATGACCCGGCAAAAGGTACGCAGAACGGTGACAGCGCAGGCTGCGTGGTTATGGCACCGCCAACTGTACCTGGCGGGAAGTTCCGAATTCTGGAGCGTCATCAGTGGCGCGGGATGGACTTTCGCGCCCAGGCTGATGCTATCAAAAAACTGACGCAGCAGTACAACGTGACCTATATCGGCATCGACTCGACCGGCGTCGGGCACGGTGTTTATGAGAACGTAAAAGCGTTCTTTCCTGCCGTGCGGGAGTTTGTCTACAACCCTAACGTCAAAAATGCCCTGGTGCTCAAGGCGTACGACATTATCAGCCACCGCCGTCTGGAGTTTGACGCTGGGCACACCGACATTGCGCAGTCCTTTATGGCTATCCGCCGCGCCACCACCGCCAGCGGCAACCGTCCAACCTATGAAGCCAGCCGCAGCGAAGAGGCCAGCCACGCAGATTTGGCCTGGGCAACGATGCATGCACTGTTTAACGAACCGCTGCAGGGCGAATCCGCCAATACCAGCAACATTGTGGAGATTTTTTGATGAGTGAGCTCGAAGCCTTAACCAGCACAACGCCAACAGAAGATATGGCGCCTAAAAACGCAGACGTAACTGCCGAGGCTTTCAGCTTTGGTGATCCAATCCCGGTGCTGGACCGCCGCGAGCTGCTGGACTATGTGGAATGCGTGCAGATGGACCGCTGGTATGAGCCGCCGGTCAGCTTTGACGGGCTGGCGCGAACCTACCGTGCCGCAGTGCATCACAGCTCTCCCATTGCGGTAAAACGCAACATTCTGACCAGCACCTTTATCCCGCATCCACTTCTTAGCCAGCAGGCGTTCAGCCGGTTTGTGCAGGACTATCTGGTATTCGGTAATGCCTATCTGGAGAAGCGCACCAACCGACTCGGCGGCATTCTGTCGCTGGAGCCATCACTGGCGAAATACACCCGCCGCGGGATCGATTTAGACACCTACTGGTTTGTGCAATACGGCCTAACCACGCCCCCCTACGAGTTCACCAAAGGCAGCATCTTTCACCTGATGGAGCCGGATTTAAACCAGGAGATTTACGGTCTGCCGGAATATCTGTCAGCTATCCCTTCCGCCCTGCTGAATGAGTCCGCAACACTGTTCCGCCGGAAGTACTACATTAACGGTAGCCACGCAGGCTTCATCATGTACATGACTGACGCCGCGCAGAACCAGGAGGACGTGAACAACATCCGCCAGGCAATGAAAAGCGCCAAAGGGCCGGGCAACTTCCGCAACCTGTTTATGTACTCGCCCAACGGTAAAAAGGACGGTATCCAAATCATTCCACTTTCGGAGGTTGCAGCTAAGGATGAGTTTTTGAACATCAAGAACGTGAGCCGCGATGACATGATGGCAGCACACCGCGTTCCGCCGCAGATGATGGGGATTATGCCGAGTAATGTTGGGGGGTTTGGGGATGTGGAGAAGGCAGCGAAAGTATTTGTACGTAATGAACTATTGCCTTTACAGAAGCGTCTAACTGAACTTAATTCTTGGCTAAACGATGAAGTAATCAAATTTGAAGCATATTCATATGATATAACCTAGATAACATAAAGGTTGAATTTAAAGACCATCTTATTCATATTTAAAACATAATAATTAAATCTCTCGCTAAGCCTGAAAATTCAAGCTTAGCGAACTCTGCACTTTACAAACCTTTTTCCATACCCTGAATATAAGCAGCAATCTTGGTTTTAGTCTTTGCGTCTTTGAAGTACCTATTAAATGAAAATGAAGCATCATCACGCTGGGCTTTTTCGACCATTGCACTTATATATTTTATCGCAGCAGGAACAAACGTAATTGCTTTTTGATAATTCAATCTATCAACGCCTTTAGCATCACAGATTTGTCCTACCGCAAATAACACATGATAAGCACCATCAATTAAAAACATATGCGCAGAATTGAATTTCTCCTCTTTCCTGATAGAGGATTGCAATAATTTCTTCTTATTTTCAATAACTGAAAGTACTTTGATAGAAGCCAGAAGCTCATCAGCCATTAATTCATCTGTAAATACAGTTTCATAAAGATCTGAGAAAATCCTCCCCCTATCCTTTTTAGCTACTTCAGGTAAATCTAGCGAATAAGCTAAATGAGCTTGTCCGGCACTCAAAGCATCAACTCTGACACTTTTAGGCTGGTTCGAATGCTGCCCATCCTTTCTATCATAAAAAAGCCCCATGCCCTCAAAAGCTTCCTCTAATTTTTTCTGAATATCATCATTTGAACGAAGGTCTCGACTTTTAATTGGAGTTTGACTGTTCGTTGACTCAGCAATAGCCAGACTAACTGGTTGAGATTTAGTTTCAATTATCCTTACTAATATTAAAACATCTTCCAGTCTTTCTTCGGAATTTAAGCTAGCTTCAAATAATGCATTAGATGTCTGCCCTCCATTCACGATTTGGATATTTTTTAATTCTACCAATGGAGCTCTTTTCCCTTTTATATAAGAAAAAGAGTCACAAGTTACAGTAATTCCATTATTCAAATACCAAAATAATGGGCTGCGATCTGATAATGCAGTTTCAATTATGCGTCTGTTTATTTTATTTGTTCGACTTAAATAAACTCTTACATTATCATTAAAAATTTCTTTCCTAACCTCCTTTGGATTTTCAGGGTTTGTAATTATCCTTACAATTTCAGAAGCTTCAACAGTACATATTAACCCTCTAATACTGCCATCGGTACGGTCAAAATAGTCCTTATCCACTATCTGTAACTGCTCATCAATAACGCTATTCTTTCTTTCAACAAAATAATTAACAATAGTGTCCAAACTATGATGGTGAACATTGAAATATTTATATTTACTTAATGACGCATTGGCTCTTTCTTTTTCTCCGTTCTGCATTTCCATTGTGTTACCACAAAAGTGAACTTCAATGGAAGGATTACTTTTCTCAAGTGCAGCCCAAATTTCTTTAATTTTATTCCATAATATCGGATTGCAAGTTTTCTCGAGAGATTTATTTAAATCCAACAAGTCATCAAAGAATGACACTAACTTATCGATTTCATTGCTGGGAAAATTCTTTTTAGTATTCTCAAAGGTATCAGCATATTTAAACTGAAATATATGGATAGAATTCCTGCCATCACGGTCATCGACATAAACAGCATCAACACCTCTATCCATTGAACCATCAGTTATGGCATCTTCAGCTTCTTCATCAGATACATTTAGTAACGTTGCCACCATCAAAATTGGAAAAGCTTTTTGTGGTTTATCGATTCCATTCTCAGGATCCAAGTATGCTTGTACTTTGTGATGAAGTGTATTCCAATCTAACAAATTAGCCATCGAATCACTCTTACTTTTGGGATAATAGAAGTTAAAGAAATTTTACTGATTTTATACCCTGTGATTCGTATGGAGCAACTGAAACAATATTTGTTTATACAATTATACATATCAGCGCGCGCTCGTATCCCCGCCACGCCTGCCCGCTTTATGTAATGGTTTTCATGCACCTGCATGATCTACGCAAAAGCCCGCCAGAACTGGCGGGCCTTAACACAAAAGATCCTCAAACGATCATGCGATCTCATGCAGCATAGACATGCGCGTTTATGCAGAATGTGCAAAATCGTAACATAGTCCGTAAGCGTGAAACCTAGAACGTGACAGCCTTGTCAAAGCCAGAAATAATTGTATAAGAAATAGACGAGTTATCAGCCTTGTTCACTTTGAACTTGGCACCTTTGTAAGCGATAACATCACTTCCCTTAGAATCTACAGAAAAATCTGTTGTAAATGCTGCACGAGCCATATCGTTTGCAAATTCACGATAGGTGAACTTCATTACACCGCCTGCATTTCCATTGTATTCGATAGTCTTAACCAATGAGTTACTCACTCGACACAGCCCATCAGGAACATGTTTGATAGAAATTTCTGATGCAGTATAAGAAGTGCCATTTGGCGGTGATATCTCATTTTTTGCAGCATCGTAACTAACATAATCAACATAGTTACCGATTTGCCCATAGAGATTTTTTAACGCAACAGCTTGAGGGTTATGATAATTGCGGTAAATTCCATTCCCCTCACTGCAATATGTACCAGCAGCGATAGAAGACAATGCACCATTAGCCGCACCAAGTTCTAGTACGTCCGTTTTAAATCCAGTAGCAGATGTGATAATGGGATCGCCCATGTAGGCGGTAGCACTTTGCCCAATAGCAGGCTTCACCACTTCAATAGTAGTGATATTTCGGTTAGAAGCATGTGGCACGCAACCAGTTAGGATTACAGCAAGAGATATTGTTAACGCTACATTATTAATTTTCATTTTTAGCCTATTATTCTTTTCTTGACGAAAAACAAGGCGATATCTGATTGACATCGCCTCTCACTCATATGTAACCCTTTTTGATTAGTAAAAACAAGCGTCTATTGACAAAATCAATGTAGCCAGCTGTCGTCTTCCCACACCTTCTGCATAATTTTCATCACTTGTTTTCTTTCTTCATCCAGTTGCAATCCGGTCAGTTCCACACCGTTAGAGCTACCTTTGCGGATACGAATTACCGTTTTGGGATACAGGGGGCGCAGATTGCGGTAAAGCTCGGATTCAAGGGCGTCCAGAGTAGACTGGCTAATCTTCTGCTCTTTATCGATCATTATTTCAATGCGCATAAAAGTCACCTCAATTGATGACATCCATTGAGCGGTTGTATTCGTGGGTTCTGATTTTTGCCATGAGTTCATCTGTCAGTTCAGAAACCCACTGCAGGGCCAGCCCCTTCTCTTCATCACTACACTCACTAGCTGCTACAAGCTTAAGAAAAAAATCAATGCGCTGGAGCTTCAAAGACTCCAAAAAATAGTCCTGCATCTTTCCTCCTATGACACCACAAGAAATACTGTATATATAATCACTGTTTATATTTACAGTATATAATAATCTTACTGATGTAAAACGTTTTTTACGTTCATCAGCCTGATATGCTTGGTATTATTAAGAGCACGAATTGTTAACCCGCGGAATTAATACAGGTTCCGCCACTTATCATCTTCCTTCAGACGCTGGTTCCGATAGAAGATACGCAGGCCTTCTCCTGATGGAATACTGCCACCGCGAAGGAGCAAATCGACTTCTTTCTCGCTGCCATCAAATCCTCTGGACTTCAGTTCATAGACGAGCTGCTGATGCTGATGATCTGTAATTCGCTGTTTGTAGTCTTTACGCCTTTTCGGTTTAACCAGGCGCAACCTTGCTGCCAGCTCCCGGCGATCTTGTTTGCTCATACTGTGCAGGTAATCGTGCAATTCCTTGTCATCCATGCGGGTAATGTCCGTTCTGGTGCCCCCATCAGCTGATTTATCTTTCTCCTGTTGGTTCAAATTTTCAGCAAGGGGACAGTTATTGCCACGAGTCCAAGGGGCGCAAGCGCCCTGGTCGGCTGCCGCCTCCTGAACGTCAACGGCCTTACGAACCATTTTCCACTTCACTGCATGAGTGCAGATCTTACCCTCTGCAATGGGTGACCAGATGCCATAAATACGAATGCCGTGATCGCCATAGGCGGTCGGCTCTTCGTTGATTTCATAAGCGGTTCTGATAAGGTGATATTTACGGGGAACCAGTACGCCGCCCTGCTTCATGATGTAGGTGGCAAAACAACCAGCATCAGCTGCAGCCAGAATGGCATCAAGGCGCGGGTTATCCAGTACCGGCGCACCTGCTTTTTTGCACCCTGTTGCCTTGCCGCCTGACCAGCCAGCAATCGCAGTTCACGGTAAGCCTGACGCCCCGGAATGCCAAAGAAGCGGAATTGCTGAACACGATGCAGAGACGCCCAGGCATTAACGTATTCAGCGTTATCACGCAGAGATTTACCCGTTTCCTTGCTGATCTCGCCAGCCAGACCACGCCCGTCAATGTTCTTACTGATGTATTTCGCGATGTAGCTAGTCGGCGTTCCTTTGCGCGGGTTTATCAGCTCAGACTTAAAGCGTGGCCCCGTGTTATTACCCAGCTCCTCGCGGTCTTCACGGATAGCAAACTTACGCAACAATGCAGTAATGGCGCGGCGGTCTTTTTTGCGCATGAAACACAACAGGTGCCAGTGAACTGTGCCGTCATGATGCGGCTCAGCCACCCGCACGCCATACCAGCGCAATCCGGCTTTGTGCATCGCCTTACGAAATGCAGCAAACATGCCGACCAGATAATCACTGCTTTGTCTTACCGTCGCATTTGTCCAGGTCGGGTTGGGCCTGCCGTTATTTAGCGTGGAATGGAAACGTGACGGACAGGTGATGGTGTAGAAAACGGCGCAGTCACCGCGCATTTCCGCGATAAGCTCCAGACCTTTAACACAGGCCATCATCTCATTGCGGCGATGCGCAGGGTTGCTGCTGCTGGCGTTTACCACATCCTCCATGTCCAGCGTGTCGCCGTCTTCGTTCACCAGTTCATGAG